TGCATTTTTGCCATAATATCTCCTGTTTTTAGCCTAAGTTCCGCCGGAACTTGGACTGTTGTTATTTTATGTAATTATTGATTAACTCTTAAAATCACTCAGCACATCATCATACTCCTGATCTGACAGAGATACGCTCTGCACCGCATTGTATGCGGCATAATCCGGATAGGGAATGATCTCCGCTGTGCTCTCATCCGTCTTGCCGGAAACGAGGATAACACCTGTAATCTCCACCGATACAAGATTGCAGATACCATCGGCAAAATCAGCATCAGAAAGATAGTATTCGCGTTTGACCGACAGAGTGCCGGGACGGAGTCCATGCCTGTCAAAAATGACCAGCAGACTACCATCATCAAGCCTACGGCAGTTCTTGTACCCGTGCCCGTCAAACTCCGCAACAACACATCCCGACAGGACTGTACGGTAAGTGAACCGGAAGGGAGTATTCACATCCCCATTCAAGTTCTTCTCTATGATCTTAAAATCGGACTGATAATTAATTTTCATACCTATAATATTGATGTTACATCATCTATCTCCTCGGCTGTCAAGATGCCGGAAAGGTCAACACTTCCACCGCCTCCGGTTGTTCCTGTAGGACTCCATTTCCCCTTTATCTTGCAATCATATATAGGACCGGGTATGGTATCCCCCACGACAGCCCAGTCGCCCACAACTGGAGATGGGACAGCAGCATGCAATGCTTCTTCCGTAGAAAACAATCCCTTGTTGCGGACACTGTTCTGCTTGACCTTATCAATCTCGGTAGAAGTCTTACTAAAATTGTAGTTAAGCCGATCTGCCGCCTCACTCCAAGTACCTGTTTTATTTATCGAATTAAGTTCCATATCACTTCATTTTATTTGGGCAATTGGTTTTGATCCCATACAATCTCAGAACCTTTAACCATAATTATGCGTCCTCCCATTATCTGGGTCTGATATATATAACCGTCACTTCCTTTTTGCTCGACAACCATACTGTCCGGGCGGAAATACAAAACATCATTACTATTCGGGTCAAACATAGAAACCATGGGAATCAACCCTTTCAGTCCGTATATGCATGATATATCTATCAGGGAGGCGTTCGTATTATCACGCATCTCTATTGAGGGGATTCCATATTCATTTTCCGGCTCAATGCTTATTGTATAGCCATTTGAAGACTTGACTTTTACTTTTCCAACAAATTCAGGATTTCCATCTGCATCCCATTTGATGTTCCCATTGGCAAGCTGCCCGGAACCATCCTCATTCAACAGTATCTTGCCATTGGCTATTTCAACTTTTCCCCGGAAATATCCGCCCAAAGCATAGATATATCCACGAAAAAAAGCATTACCGCCATGAGTAGCGACAAAGTTCGCCATATTCGCCCATTCTTCATCCGTAGGCTGGTAATTAGGATCATTACGAAACCTCATTACGGTTAATATAGCCTGTTGAAGCGTGCCACCTGCCCAGAATGCCACATCATCATCGTCATTGTATATGCCGCTTACTCCGGCAGTGACCTTCTGTAACTTGCCATCCTTGTAGTTACCTAACTGAATCATATTGGCCAATATCAAACCGCCAAGGATATCCACAGATCCATCCTTAATCGCGCTGGCGATATAATTGATTGACTGAAAACCGGCTGTTGCCTTGTCGTTATCCAAAATGGACGGTTTCCAGTCTGTGGCAATGGTTCCTCTTTCTAACTGAAGATCACAAACGGTTGCGGTACCACTGATGAGAAATATACCACTGCCATTGAAGGTAATCTTATGGGTATATCTCTGATAAGAGGATGTGAGAGGCTGAGAAACACTGAAAGAGCCGCACGAAACAGACACAGACGTACCCTTTGCTTTATAACTGATAACATAACTTTCTCCTTTAATCAATGATACAGATTGGGACAAACTACCGATTGCAGCAGAGTACCTGGAGCCGGCAGCACTATCTGCGGATACGGTAGCCACACCCGTCCAATACTTTAATTGCTTGCTATATAATTCGGTATCAGCAGACAATTGAGTATCAGAGGACAATGTCTCACTTTCATAATCCCCGGTAAACCCAGAGTTACGCAACAGATTGACACTTCCGACAGCCGCATTGTCTATCGCATCCTGAGCCTTTTGGGCCAGATCGGCAGCCGCCTGTATCTCATCCGGAAGACCTTCCATATTACGCCATCCAGTGGAACCTTGTTCGATATGAAACATACCCTTGATATCAACACCTTTATCGTGAGTATATTCCATGTAAGTGGTCCGATCCTTCTCACCAATGTATGCATTTCCGTACACCTTCATCCGGGCTTTGCCGGTAGATTTGTCAAAATCAAAAGAAATGACATCTTTCCCAGTCAAGGTAAAATCATTAATACCCTGATACATGATGATGGACGGAGAAACTTCGTTCACCGAAGAGAGAATTATCGCCGCCTGTCGGGTCATATCGGTCTTATGACCTAACCCCACGATATCATCACCTGCCACCGGAACATCGTTCTCGACATTAGGATCACATACGGTCTTGGACAAGTCTATATAGTTCTCACCCACTGCTGTGACCAACCGCCAGTAATAGCGGTTGCCGACATGATGAGAAACGCCTGTCTTGATATTGCACTCCTGGGCTATGGCAAGAGATCCCGGAGTAAACTGGTTCTCTATCTCAATTCCGTCTTCCTCTTCCTTGAAATAACAACGGTAAACAGCATCCAACTCATCTACACGGTTGCATTTCATACCTGCATGGGAAATCACCTGCTCGCCACCCACATACGTTTTCTTCTTGACCTCAAGTTCATCAAAAACGGCTTTGACCTTGACATACAGATAATCGACAACAGCCTGTGACATACCGTTCTCAAGCACAGTAATTCCACTACCGTTTTTACCAATCAAAAGACCTTTCAAAAACGTGATCAGCTCATTGGCAGTGTCTTCTTTATCTTTGCGTAAAAAGTATTTGGTGAGCTTTTCTATATCAGAATTATCCATGTTTTCTAGAATCCCGATAAATATGCGCCCAATTCTTTCAGCTGTATTCTCTCCTTCTGTAGATGCATTTCTTACTTGAAGAGCCAGTTTCTTTAATATGTCAACAGAATCGCTCATTCTCCTATTACACGAAAAACAGTTCTATTAGATTTTAATTTCCCTTCACCGTTATAAAGTGGCATACCGCATTCTTTTAGGTAAAGCACGCATTCTTTCAGGTAGCGGTCAGCTATACTACATGCATCGCTATACACCATCATCTTTTCCTTGAATACTGTATGACTGCTATATTCACCTTCCTTGTTCACGAAGCCGAAACGGGATACATTTCCATCTCCATTTTTGACAATACAGGCATAGGTATAATAAGCCAAAGCTACGCGAAGTCCAGTGATGATTATCTTCTTTTTACATTTAGTTTCATAAGTACCTCCGTCAAGCAGTAGCTGGTATTTTTCAGGATTTTTTTTCACGTCAAGGAACAGTTCGTCTCCCAACGCTGATTTGATGTAGATATTCTCCGACTCACGGATGTAGGTTTCTATCTTGTCAGGATCGAGATGTACAGACATTCCGCGAGACAAAGCCGATACCTCATCTGTTGTTATTAGATACTGCTGCATTTCGTACATACTTTAATGGTTCCACACTATAATCATTAGAGGGGTTGACTACTTCATACCAATAGCTGAATATACGGCTAAAGGTACGCTCTATTAAGCGTTGTTGCTTGCTTACGATAGAATTGTAATACTCGAAAGCATCTTCCAAAATATCGCCTGAGAATCCGACTTTACCAATACGGATGCAATACCATGGCTCTTGGCCATAAGCTGAATAAATACGTTCAACCACACTTGCGTCAGTAACGGTAAATTCTTTGTCGTAATTTTGTGAGTTCAGATTTATTATTTCAGGTTTTTCCTCATCGCTTTCTAAAGTAACTTCCATAATCTTTCCTGCATTCGTATCACCTTGCAACTGGATGAGTGTATTTGAGAAACTGTCGTCATCGTCTGTATCTTTCACTTCGTTGCCTTCTTCGTCAAAGGTTATGTTCGATCCCTTTTTGGTGAATACCATAGCGCCAGGGAAGAAATTATTTCGTACATTTCTGTACTTGACATTGGACAGCCCTTCATCGGTACTCATTTCTGTAGCCACCCGGTCACCTTTCCCGACAGGATAAGTATTTTTCCCGGCCATTGACACCCATAGGATTTGACCTTTGTAGTATTCAATGCCTCCGGCAGCTTCTATTTGAGCCAGTATCACATCTTTTTGAGGGTTAAAAACATCTATATAGTCGATGTTTTCTTTCTTGACCTGCAGAGTTTTCCCTTTACGTGTCTTCTTTCCGCTCCAGTCTGGATGTACTGCTATTTTTGCCACATAACCGTTTTCATCTTCTTCTGTCAGACGGCAATTTTCAAACGGTACGTGCTGCATCTCCACTATCTCACAGAAAACATTGTAGTTAACATGGATTGCTATTCCATTGAGTTCGGACATGTCTTTACATAGTAACATGTGCACATCATCCAATGTGTCACCTTTTCGATTGACTACATATTTGGAAAAAGCAACCTCACGGAATCCGTTTCCTTCAATGAAGTCAGCGAAACGGTCTGAGCATTCAGATGCAGTAGAGCTTGCAGCAATGATATTCTTTAATGTCTGCGGATATAGGTTGTCCTGTCCGTAGGCTTGAATTCCTAGATTTTGTAAATAGCTTGTATCAATGCGGTTACTGCTTTTCTTTTTTAGATCTCTTACTCTCATATTCGCGAGGTTTACGTTCGTCCTTTATTTCTTTTATTCAACTTTATCTTCGCCTTCTCCATTCATTGCGTTCACAATTTCAATGGCCTTGCTTAGATGCAGATTCAGAACTTTTTTACTGATTTTCTTGCCGTTGATTTGGAAATCTTTCAACGTGTCAGCCACGGATTCTTCAGAAACTCCGTCTTGTAATGATTCTACCATTGAATCAAGCAGGCTTTGATTGTATCCACATTTGTTAACACGTTCTTTCCAGTCCGTAGGTACATGGGCGAAATAAATTTCACCTTTCGGATTTTTGGCAAGGTACTTTTCAGCAACTTCATCAGTGAGGTTGTCATTAGTGTACATTTTATTGCTTCCGAACTCCGGTTGAAGCAGGACACCATTCTTTAATATATAATTACATTTTTCTTTCATACGGTTATTCTTTTTGATGTAAACAGTCATTTCGATTACAGCATCGCGATAGCAGTCGTTACACGATGTCTTGGTGAATTCTTTTCCTAATACTTCCTTGTACAATCTTTCTATCTCCGATTTATCAGAAGAGGAGTAGGAGGGAAGTTCTCCTAGCTCCTTTAATTTATCAACCACTTCTTCTAACTCCATAATCATTCAGTTGGTTTTGTCAGTGTTTCAACAAGCGTTTTTGTCGCATCGTAAGATGTTTTGTACAAGAATAATGCTGATTTGGGAACCTTGGTTTCTTGCAAAGAGATATTCCATCCCCCTTCCGTTTCTTCGGAATACTTGTCATTGCCGATCTCTGCGGCTTTCAAACCTTGGTAGTAACCGTAAACCTGGAAAGCTGAATCTCCCGGATTTTCGGTTTTATTTAACCCTTTGGCTTTATTTTCCAATACAACGACAAAATCACCGTTAGCAAGCCCGTCAATAATGTCATTGCATACATCGGGGTCATTTGCTAATACAACCATGTTCACTGTGTTAGTAAACGTGTTACGATAGGTTCCTGTTGCCAAGGTTGTATTGGTACCAGTAAAGGGGGTTGCACCGAATACCTGTACCTTGTAACCTTTTTTACCTGTTTTCAGTGCAAGAGTTTCGATCACATTCTTACGGGTTGCGTTGAATGTAACCGCACCGAAATCCACGTCTGCGCGATTCATTATCACACCTTCCTGTTCCAGCCCGGGAACGATAGGATCATCGCACGATGGTGCGATGTCCTTTTTGATTGTTATATCACATATTGCCATATTTGCTCTTTTCGTTAGTATGCTACCTGTACCAACTCATCTTCGCCAATCATGGAGCCTAATTTTCCTGTTGAATAAATGTAGTTCTTGCGGGCTTTCTTATCAAACCAGATATCCAAGTCCGACATCGGTTCGGTGCCCTCACATCCATACATCAAGTTCTCAGGAGAACATAAAACAGCACGATGCGGTAAGTTAAGTTTGGTTTTGTTGTTCTGATAGGCTTGAATAAATCTATCCCAAATGGAACATTTAACGATGGTTGTTCCATCGTATTTGCTGACCTCTACACCGTCAAATACAACTTCCCAGGGCATGATTACCTTGTACTTTTCTTTCATATCGTGAGTCAGAGCATCGCACATTGACTTGGTGGCGAAAATTGCGCATCCGTCTTTTTGGAAAATCCGGCTGTCGGCATCTTGCAACATCGCATCGAATATTGATGTGGCAATGCCTGTTTCTTTCATCTTTGATTTTTGTAATGCATATGATTCTTCTGCGTTGGCTGCAATTTCAGTGTGCTGTCCGGTATTGTTGGTACAGATGGCAAACAGACGTTTGAAAAAACCGTCACATGTTTTAAATAGTTCGATGTTTACTCCGTCAGTGATTTGACCACCTCCAGTGACAGACGCTGCTGATTTATCTCCAAACCATGTAAAACGCCACATCATTTTCATCATAGCTTCAGACAGCTTCGGCAGTACAATACCGTCCATATATTCGGTCGATGTCAGGTCTCCTATATTTGTTCCCGTTTTAAGGCAGTACTTGGCAATGGTGTTTTCCAAGTCTGTATAGCACATTTCCAAAGGAATTTGCCAATCCCCGATTTCCCATTCCTTTTGGGCGGCAGCGATAGCCACTTTTTTATATTCAGGGTCGCATCCGGAGCCGGCTATTCCGATATCTTCCATTTCACCGATAAAACCTGCTTTTTTACCGTTAGTCACATTGGGCATAAACGTCATAAAACGCTCCATGTCCTCGTTTTGAAAGACTGTTAACTGAATAAGGCCTTTCAAGTCTTTTACAGCCTGATTATCAGGTGTAAGTTTGTCAAAATCTAAAATAGGCATTTCCCCTCCTTTTATTACTTGTTGTTTCTTTTTTCTCTTTCTTCACGAAGTTTTCTCTGAATGGGCGTTTCATTTTCTTCTACTCCTTTTATACCCTTGTTGAACGTTTGGGTACGAGCTGACACTTTATAAGTACTACAATGTTTTGCCAGCCAGTTTTCGCCCCCGGCCATACGGACTGCGTTCAGAATCTTGTTGTCCTCAATGGTACGGGCATTCGTCTTTAGAGAAGCATTCTCAGTTTCCAACTCTTCTATACGGGCTTTTAAAGCTCTCACTTCATCCTCTTCCAATTCATCAGGATCTTTAATTTCTGTAATAACGCCATCTGTCACAATGATAGTCTTTCCGTCAGGCATGACATGTTCGCCATCGGGACTTGCTGTATCTCCCACTTGGGGTTCACCTTCATCTCTTTCCACGGTAAGCGTGTTACCTTCGGCATTTGTCAATTCCATAGATACGACCTGTACGTCTTCAATTTTTTGATAGCCGCATTTGGCCAGCAGCCTGTCTATGATAGTCTGCTTCACTGTTACTTCTTTTTCTTTGTTCATTTTTTTGTTATTAAATGTGTAAGTTCTCCCTTTGGCAGTTGTAGGCATAAGAACGGTCGTGATAAAACCTAATTGTTTGGCTGTTTCACCACCAAACCAACCGGCTTTATTCATTTGGGCTTCGATAACTGAGGCTTCCGATCCTGTGCGTTCTACATACAAAGCTAGCATCTTGTTTTTTTCACTCTCCAAGTTTGATTTTATTGATTCTAGGGTTTCAAGATCAAGATCTCCATCGTATGAAGCCATATAAGGCTTGTGAATAAGAAACTTTGCATGTGGATAAGCAAAACGTCTTTCTTTTGCAGCGGCCAATAATATCACGGTTGCCATGGATGCACATCGTCCTACTGCAGTACAGCTGATTTGCTTTCCTGAAGCACGTAAGGCGTCATAAATGGCATACCCTTCAACGGCATCACCACCGCATGAATGTATCTCAATATCAATAACGTGGTCATTTGGATCTATCCAAGATAGGAAATTTTGAATATCGGGAAAAGACAATCCCTCTTCACCAGTTAGATACCAATTTTCCATTTTGTCTTTATCCGCAACAATATCTTTGTTGATGTATAATTTCGCCATATATAATCTATTTTGAAGCAAAGGTAAAAAACGGTATATGGCTATAAGAATTTCAGAACATAATAGCACTGACACGCTTTGTCAGTAAAAAAATAGGGGGAAGAATAATCTTCCCCCTTATTGAATTGAAACGTCAACGGACAACCTGTCAATGACTCTATAGATGGTCCTTTCTGAAATGCTGTATTCATCTGCCAGGTACTGCATGATATATGCCTTTTTATGACCTTCAGCCGTAAGACGGGTGTAGTCTTTATACATTTCTAGGTATTTAATATCTGATGCATCTAATGACATTTCAGACATTATCCTAAGAGTGTTCCTGTTTATATATAATAGTTCGTATGCTTTCATAAACTACCGCTTTCTTCTATGTATTTAATTCTATTCGCAACTGAAGTAAACTCTTCTACAGAAACGACAGGGGCAGGAGCCATCATCATTCCTTTGGCGACTGCTCTGGCCAGCATATCTTCGCCTAAAGTTTGATTATTCGTTGCTGTTACATTAATAGGTACACCTCCACCCATCATATTGAAGGATGATAGGATAGGGGCGAACATGGACGTAGCTTTGGCAGTTATAACGGATTCTCCATTCGACAATTGTGCCGGAATACTGTCGCTCGTTCCTGTCCCCGGTCCTGTAACCAAACCACCTTCTGCAAATTTAGCACTTTTTACTATCTTAACAGCATTTGCAATGTTAGAAAGGATTGTTGCAATACCTGATGCCATTGTAGCTATACCAAGAATACCTTTCCCTGATTCTGCGGATACCATTTTTGCGATCGCCTTACCTGAATTGATGGCGATCTCTGCCAAAGCCAACATTTTGCTTGCCATAGCAAATCCTCTGTCAGACTCCCCAATTTGTTCTGTGAGAGCTACAAGGCCATTTGTCACCTGTTCCATTGCTTCATATTTAGTTTGTTCTATTTCAATCTCCTTATCGCTCAGTTCTTTTTTGGATTCCAGATAAGCATTCTGTGCTTCCAGCTTGCGAAGATTGAATGCTTCTATACTTTCACCTTCCATTTGCTGCAGGCTATCGAGCTCGGCTTTCTTTTGTTCCATCCTTATACGAAGAATTTCCTCTTCGTTATCATATGCTTGTGCGATTTCCGTTTCAAAGCGTATGCGCATGGCTTCCTTTTGCTTGTTGATAATATTCTGCTCATGAGCTGTTGCCAGTTCGTCTATCTTGGTATTGTACTTTGCTTTAATGGCCAGTTTCATTTCTTCGGTCTGTTCTGTGCTGGTAAGTTCTGCCTCTTGTTGTGCTTGTAATTGTTGTATCTTTAACTGGTATTCCTGTTCGCTGCCTTCCTTGACCGATTCCAATTGCAGGGATATCATTTTTAAACGGTTCTCCAGTTCTTTTTTCAGCTCCTCATCGGACAGCTTGCTAAGCTCCATAGATTTTTGTTGTTCCAAAGCCTTTATTTTGGCGTTGATGGCTTCACGAGCCTTGGCGGTAAGGTTCTCTTCTTGCTTTAAACTGATTTGCAAATCCTCAATCTGCCGGGAATAGTTCAATTCAATCTCTTTCCGTGCTTGTTCTCTCTTGTCTTTCACCAAGGCAAGCATAGCATCTTCTGCTGCCCTTACTGCTTCCAGTTCTGTTTGCTTTGCTTCCTTTGCTTTGTCTGCACCTTCCTGGCGGATAGAGTTTAGGGTATTTTGCTGCTCTGTCTGACGGGTGTAACTGCTTTCTTCCAATTCACTTAATCTGTTTACTTCTTCGCTTAATTTCCTAAGGTCATCAATAGTGCTTTCCGATATACCGATTTTTCCAATAGCTTCATCTGCTGTAATTGCTCCTTTTTGCATGTCCTCAATGGTCTTAAGGGCTTCCTTTGTTACTTTAGTATATCCGAGCATATTGGCAATTCTTGCTTTCGCTAAGTCTGTTTGGATTTTTAAGTCCTCTTTTTCCATTGCTGCAGCTTTTTCCGCAGCTTTGATACGTTCCTGTGTGGACAGGGTCTGGTCATCTGCAGCTTTTTTCAGCTTCTCAATTTCAGCTCGGTTAGCGGCACGTGACATGGACAGCATGACTTCCCTCTTGTCTATCTCATTCAAGACTTCTGCCAGCTTCCACGCCTGTTTGGTTTCATTGACTATTTCATCACCGATACCAGCGAATATGGATTTGGCATCATTCCCCGCCTGTTTGAAGTTCCCGGTAAACAGATTCACTAAAGCACTTCCCAACTTGCCTGCCCGGTCTATTAAGACATTTACAGTGGCACCCAGAGCCCCCATTATTTTATTGGCTGCTTCCACGCCCTTCTGTGTTTTGGTGAACCATGATACCAAAGATCCTAAAGCTACAATTAATACTCCAATACCAGTTCCAAGTAGAGCAACTTTCAACAGTTTCAAAACTTTAATCCAGCCGGTTGTGGTGGTCGAAACAGTAAGCATTTCTGTTTTTACTCCAGACAAATAATTTCTTACTCCACCAAGGAGGTCACCATTACATTTATCTGCTGCACGAACGGGATATTGGCATTGGCGGCTTCCATTATAGCTTCCTTGTAATTGCCAACATTTCGGTAATACCGCTGTGTCTCTTCTTCAGCGCCCTTTAGAGCATCAGTAACCTCATTAATCTTATTTTTCAATTCTCTGCCGCTAGCACCTTTACGTTCCGCTTCGGATAAAGCATCGTATTCAGCCGTTAGGTTTGACAGTTTGGCACGGAGAGAAACAAGGCTGTTTTCTTGTGCCTTCTCCTGCTTGAGCTGATTTTGCATTGTTTTCGTTATAACACGTATCGAATCATTACAGTCGTTGATATAGGCTTTAGATGCCGCCATTTCTTCATTGTACTGCTGCCTTTTTATGTCTCCAGCCTTTAACTGTTCCTTCAGTTTCGCCTCTGCTTCTTTGGCTTTGTCGATTTTTGTCTGATACTCGGCTATAGCTTTGATAGCCTCATTATAATTCACTTTGATATCAAGTATCTTTTCTACTTTGTCTGCCATAATTAATCCAATTGAAAAAGTTTACATTCGCAAATACCTGTTTTCTCTGCTTTTATTGATATGACTGCGTAATATTTTCCATATTGGGCCAGATAAACAGGTACAGACATATCCAAGTTTCGTAATTCATGATCTCTGATTTCTACCAGCTCGGTAATAATCTTAGGTTCTCTGATATATTTCTGATAAGATTTGTAGTTGTTTTCAATAATAGTGTTCCAGTCCAGACCGTCAAAAGTTGCTGTATTGTCGTTCTTTAGGACCAGTAGTCTGGGATCTGTACTTTCGTTATATTGTAAAGCTCCGTCAGATGTATAGGAATATATCGGGATAGTTGCGATTCCACCTTTCATTTCAGACGCTGCGAAAGGCAATGTCAGCGTTTCCTGTTCATATTCCAAAGTCTTATCGTCAACGTATATGATTCCATTGTATTTGTTTTTGTCGTCATTTTTCCATTTGTATACATTCCTTTGAGAGAATCCGTCAATTTTGAAAGATATATTTTTAGGACGGTTTGCACTATATGAGGCGATAACTCTTTTGGTCCAGTTCAGAGCTTTGGTCTTATTTTCTATGATGGTATCAATAGGAACGAAGCTTACGATATTTCCATTGCCGGGAATGGCAAAAGTTCCACAAATAGATGCTATAGCTTTGATAAAGTCTATCTGTTTTATATCAGGTAGGTTTGGAACATAATAGAATCGGGAGTTTGCTTCATCAGTGTCTTTCAAATAGACAGTATCTCGCATCGTTATTTTGACATAGCTTCCTTCTTCTATTGTATAATTCCCCAATTCTGCATAAGGATCGTACAGTATAGCGCTGAGTTCCTCTGTATCTCCTGGATTAAACTCCCCATCTATAGCGAAAGAATACCTGTATTGATTTTCTTGTAATAAGGATATACTCGGATTACACCTGAATTTCAACTTGCTGGTTATGGATTCTTTGTTCCGTATATCGAAAGAAACACCATATTCACCTGAACTTTGCGGTTCCTGGCTAGTATTGACTATTATATTGATAGTTCCAATAATTCTAAGGGGTACGTTCTCTTTCTGCGGCTTGAATCCGATTACTTTGCCTGACGAATCTTTTGTTATAGCCACATAATAGTCAGATCCACTTTCCACAAATTGGAATATTTTGAGAATCCATCCTCCTGGAATATTATATGGAGATATTCCGTCATTTGTTAAAGTTGTAGTGCGAGCTTCGATTTCTTTTGGTGCGCTATTTCTTGAAAGCAATGGAATAACTAAAGTTTTCAACAGTTCGTAGTGTTGTTCTTGGAATTTAAAGGTGATATCGGCATCAGCTTCTATTTTGTTCAAAACCCACATAGCTGTAACCACAGGGTGATACCAGGCAGCCGGCTCATCATTTTTAAAGCCATAATCAATTTTAGGTATTCGGGGCGAATTGTCTCCTTTCTTCCAAATGATGTAATCTTCGTTTTCTGTCCTGCCGTACGATAAATCCTGCAATGTCTTGTTGTCATTTACAATTTCTGCAAATTTAGAAACATTGCCCCATGTCATGGCTATATCTATGGTTTCGGATATTTCTATAAGAATGACGCTGGCGTCCGGTATGATTTCAATCCCATTGCGCAAATAGCGTCCTTTGTGGTTGATACGAGCATATTGTGCTGAATGGGATGGGAGATGCGCATAATTAATCACATGACAGTTGTTGACTGTCAAAGGTAGCTTGATGGAGTATGTGTTGTTGCTTGTGATCTTGCTTACATCGCTAAAAATATTACTTCTAAAATTCAATGTGATATTGGTACTTTCATTAATATCCATTGCTTTGTTATCTATGAATAGTAGTTGTTCTGTCATAAGCTCTGCACGTTAGTTTCAGGTAATATAATGTTCGCTTCAAAGTCTTGCAGTGATACCCGCTGTTTGACGAAATTTCCCACAGACACATTTACGGCCATCCATCTGGCGTTACCGTTATCATCATAGCCCATGAACATATCAACAACAGGAGATGTGGCCATTTGGTAAAGGAAGTCATAAGTTATGCTGTCTATTAATGGAGCGCATACGGGAAGTGTCGTTTCTTCCATTTTCCTTTGCTTTCGTCCGCTACCTCCATGGTATCCGTTCTTGTAACTGTAATCCTGCATATTGTTTCTGATGAACTCTCCGTCATTGGATACCTGCGAAGTCTCGTCTCCTTGCATGAATAGCCAGTAACACCACATTCCATGGCGGTTGATCCATCTCAAGTATATTCCACAGTCTGAATTGTCAACCTTACAAGTGATCTTTGTGGCCATATTGAGCAGCCCTCGGAAGGTGAAATCAAAGGTGTGGTCAAAAACAGATGCTGCCGTATTACTTCCAGGTAGATAAAATTCCACCCTGTCTGAAGCATCTATTCCAGCAAGAATGATATTCCATGCATTTTGTCCTGATAATGCGATAGGGGAGCTTTCGGAACCATCTATAGTTACTTTTACATTCCCTGATGTTGCAGAGTATAAGCCTACAGAGAATGGGTAGTTTTTGAACCATGTCAGCACTCGGCTTCCATTATACTGCTCTCCAACCTTACTGGCTCCCCACAATATGAATACGTTGAACTGGAAGCTGTTTTCAAGTGTTCCTGATTCGTTATACATATCAAGCTCTATGCTAAACAGACGTCCTAACTTACTATCTTCGGCGTGAGTTGACTTGTAATCGACTTCTCTGTATTCGTCAAAATAGCTCTGCGTATAGAATGATAGGTCAAAGAAGCAGGAACCACCGAACGTCGCTCTGTTCTCTCTGTCTGATGTGGCTGTGGTGGTGTCCGTTACCGTTGCAGTAACAGATTGATAGTTTCCGCCAAGGATATTTATTATCACAGGATTAAAGCAGAATCCTATTTGGTCAGGATATTCAATTGTTGTATTATCTATCGTATGTGTTCTCATTGTCGAAATTCAGATTTATATGTTCAACTTCTGTTTCATATATAGCCGATACCCTGCTAGCTATATTGTCCACGGTATTTTCTAGATCACGGGAATAGATTTCCTCATGTTTCCTGTTTCGGTATAGTTCCGTTCCTTCCTTGGCTATCTTTCTAGCGACAAGGTAGGCGAAGGAATCGGGCTTCTTTACTTGTATACCCTTATCTTCCACCCATTGGCGGATAATCTTGTAAAATCCTTTCGGAACTTTCCCTGGTCCACGTCCGGTTTCTAGTACCGCGAATGCCTGCCTGCCCCACAAAACGCCTCCGTCCTCCGACATTTCTACTTTCAGACTGCCCTTTGTCCTTCCACTGGCTACTTGTCCGGCTGCTTCATGGTTGGCTATAATTCGCTTGCGTAACGCTTCCAGCTCTTCACCTATTATCCTTAGGGTTCCGGCTTTAGTTTCTGCTGCCATATACAATCTCTTTTACGCTCTTGTTGCAAATAACAGTACCCATTATCTCTTCTAACTTAAGTTGGATAACTATTCCGGTTACATTAACATCCAGCTTGTCATAGAAAACAGAATAAGGGATATCTCCTGATATTTCTTTGAACATCCCACTCCTGTTCAATAGCAATATGAATTCCTTGGCTTTATTCTTGCATCCTTCTATCACTGCATCATTTTCTGTGCCATCAAAATCGAACTTGGTTTTATCCATGAATGCCATCATACAGTTGGGGCAGTCTCTTAACTGCTGTCTGCCTAGATTAAAAGTTCCGCTTACAGGAAGGAGATTAAGCACTGCCGGCAATTTAATCTTGTCCAGTCTTATATTGGCTGTTTGCCAGTTGTCAAAAAGGTAACTTACACCCTCCATGGAGTCTACTATCTTTTTAATTTTTTGCTCTACCGTCATTTCTTCTTACTTAATATGTTTCTTAATCTACGTTCGAATCTTACTCTTTTGGCGTCCATGTCAAGACATTTATATACTCTGACCCATGGCACGCTGTCTACTTCTGCATGATCAGTGATACCCATGCGCTGCGCATAGTAATCAATCATGCCGAAAGGTCCAAAATTTAGCAATTCGGATCCTGCTTGCTTCTCTTCGGGTGTGGGTGGTACATTAGTCGACGCGAATAGTTTATTTATTCGTTCAACTTCTTTGGCCACCCATTGTACGAATCCCAGTACATCGGTAGCTGGAAGTTGGGATATATAACGTTTACTCAGCCCCATCAGTACAGTACAGGGAACGAACAAGATATCGTGTTCTGTTTCGATGGATTGCAGTTGCATCAGTTCTCCCATATTTATGTCGTTTAGGGTATCTGGTGTCTTATACTGCCCTAGTTGATAAGGTTTTTTCAGTTCATCCAACTTGGTTCTAATGACCTCGGGTTCGGTGGCAATGCTGCTTATTGTCAAAAATTCTTTTACTGTCATATCTTTCCTATTTTTGCTTTTGGTCGTTTGGGTGTTGGTTTGATGCGGAATATCATTGCCATTATCAGCATATCAAGGTAATCTGTGGAATGACCTAATATTTCTTTCATTTTTTCTTTGCTGATTATTCCTTTCTTCCGTGTGTCTGCATCAATATGTGCTTGTTTGAGAACTGACAATTCTTCAATGATCCGTTCTCGCTGTGCTTCCGTGCATACGATACGAAGCAATCGATTGTTAATCATCTCAGCCAGTTTGAAGGCACACTCTGATTTCAAATTGTCAAATTCAGGATTAATAGGTCGTGCTCCTCCATGAAACTCCTTGATACCGTTCAGATAGCTTTCAAGATAGTTCCCCAATCCGTCGGAGTCCGCAATCATCTTACTACGAGGAATAGAGCATTCTATCATCATCCGCTTCAGGTCTGTTTCAATGGATTTTCCAGTACTGTATTCCTGATCCAGTTTGATAAAACACACATTCCCTTTCCAATGACCGGCGATAAATCTGTCTCGTCCCTTCATTGCAAGGTCTGCAGAACCGGTAGATTCACCTGCAGGAGCAATGAACTCATTCGTGAATAAGTCACAGATAGCGTCGTAGTTACACAGGGCAGTCGGGTCATTATCATACTCCCAATTGCCGAAATATAGGCGTTCCTTTGTTACCCGGTCTTTTGTGTTTCGAAGACTTTCGATGTAGTCTTCTGTTGCCCAAGGATTATCCTGCACCAAAGCTTGGATAAATGCATAAGGAGCTTGTAATTTGTCTTCTTTCCAGGGCTTGTAGAATTCACGGTATAGCCAGTTTTTCTTCGGGTTGCAGGTGATAAGTATCTTTCCGGGTACATGATATACATCGTTCATGTGGCGGCCGATACGGGTTTTCAAGACTTCGAAGGCAAGGTAGTGCACTTCACCAGCTTCCTCTATCCATCCTCCTGTATATTCCTTAGACCCCAATCGTTCATACATCGGATCTTTCACCGGATAATACGTCAAGTCAATATAAACGATTTCACTTCCGTTGTCGAAGGCTATCCCTTCATTTGTTGTCTTGTATGCCGTGAAGCTGTGAGAAGATGCTACCTTATTGAAGGTCACGGTAACGGACTCACGGCTATCCTTCAAATTATTTCGGCCAACAAACCAGCGAGTACCGGGAAGATAGTAGGCACATTGCATCAGCCATTCACAGCCTAGCCATGATTTACCACCACCTCCGGCACCACCATACAATAAAAATTTCGTTTTGCTGTCACGAAGAAAATTGTATGCCAATCGCTGTTTTAAGTTAACCTTTTGCTCCATATCACTTCAATTTGTCAGCTTCGGGAGTATAGGGAAGAAAGTCAAATCCGTTGAAGGGTTTGCCTTGTGTTGTATGATCCACTTCCTGTTTGTCGGACAACCCTAGCTTTCGGGCTATAATGTTTGCATTGAAAGCGCCAACACAGGCTCCTTCAAATTGTTGAGTCTCGATGGTTTCTTCCACCCGCGCGATGACGTGCAAAAAATCTTCATCATTTTTTTTCATGCATTCACTTCTGAAGCTACTCCACCAACGTGATGAAGTACCT